GGTCACCAATATATGGTGTAAAATTACTAAGTGGTCCAATAGTTGGTGCTATTGAAACAGTAAAACTAGATACGTTTGTTAATACCGGATTTATTAAACTACCTGGACCATTTACAATAACACTATCAGTGGTTACTAGTGGTTGTATGGTACCAGTTAATATTTGTACGGTTCCTGTTTTAAATGGATCTCCAGCATATGAAGAACTAGCCCATCCGTGTTCTTTTATATTTGGTACTAAATAATTTGCTCTTTGGAAATTATTTTTTAATCCTTCCTCATTTTCCCACTTAAATTTGAATCTATATCTTGCTTTTGTTGGTATACCAATTTTTGGGTCATTAGATATTGCCTGTTCACCAAATTCATTTGTATAAACATAATCTAAATTCATTGGTAAATTAACCAAATATGATCCGTCACCATCAATAACTTTACCACCAGAAGGTAATTTAAATTCTTCTAATATTGGAAAACCTAAAGCATCAGTGTTTATAGTTTGTCTAATTGATAATATTTGTCCCGGTCCAGATGTTAATTCACATAAATTACCAGTATTGTTTTTTGGTGTACAACTTGGTCTTATAGCATCATCATTTGTTGTTGATATAATTGACCCCATAAAGACAGCTTTAGGTTCAACACTAATATTTGCTTCTGATGTTAAATCAAAGTCAACTCTTGTTATTCCTAATTGACAAACATCTGTATCACCCCATAATGGTGAGATGTCAATAATTTTATTTAAAGTTTTAATTTGTGCTAATTCATTTAAATTTGTTGATGTTTTAAATGTATTACCATCAAACTGACCTTCACTAGCTTGACCGGTTTGTATTAAATCTTGTGGTGTTAAAGAGAAACACCCCATATCTGATAAGTCAACATCTAAAAATATTGTTTGGGTACCTAGTGGAACTCCAAATATCATATAATCACCACTATCATTTGTTCTTGTTGTATACTTATAATACTTGTCATAGACTTCAATATATGATTGGTCAAGTAATGTTTCGGCTTTTGTTGGAAATGTTCCGGTTGCAGCGTGCCCTTCGTATGAAGGTTCTTTTGGTAATAAATTATATCTATAACCATCTTCATCAACTTCAGATAAACTGGTATATGGGTATAAATCAGTAATTACCGGATTATTAGAATCTTCATCAGATAACGGTATAAAAACAGAAATTCTCGCATTTGGTAACCCAAAACCACCATTAACAAAAACTCTTCCGACAACAACACCATAGTCAGAACACTGTCTACTATAAACTTCACTTTGTAAAATTTTTAAAGAAAGTATGTTAATTTGGTCAAAGTCTTGGTCCAAGTTAACTTTAAGTGATTTGTCAACCCCAACTTGGGTTCTTATTCTATATGATTTTGGCATTAAATTTATTGTTTTTCATAAATAGTTTATTTCCTATTTTAGAAAAATAATCTTAATTAGAAAAAAGTAAAAGGAACAAAAAACCCACCATATAGGTGGGTTATGTATATTTTATAAATAAACTAAAATTCATCTTCAGATGTTAGTTCTCCTTTAAGTCTTTCAAGATCTTCAATTAATCTGTCTATTGATTCAACATCTTGTCTACATTTGATAGATAAAACATCACCAGCGTTATCATCTTTATCAGTTCCAATGATATAACCAGGTCCACCTCTCATTATTCGATAGTTACTTTTTTTACCACCAAAAAATCCTTCTTCTATTGGTTCTTCATTGTCTTTAACTTTTTCTCTACCAACTTCTGAAGCCAATGTTCCCCAGACAGCACCACCCATACCAGCCATAAGAAGTGCTGCTTGTAATATTTCATCATTAGCCATTGTACCCATCATATACCCAAGAACTCCACTTACAAGTGATGCAATACCATATGTCATTAATTTTCTTTTTAAGAAATGATTTCTTGTTATTTCTTTTTTATTATCACCATAGTCATAATATTTATAACTTTCATTTATGTTCATTTCTAAAGCTCTTTGAATTTCTTCAGCCTTGTCAGGGTTTTCTTTAAAGAATTTAACTAGTCCTTGAAAATCGTCACTTTGTTTTAGTTTTTCCATTTTAGAAAAATCAGAATCCATTTCCATATCTTCAGATTGTGAAATCCACTCTTCTTCATTTTCTTTAACAATTCGTCTAACAATTCTTGTTAAATCAGATTCTGTAAGTCTTATAATCTTTTTCATAATTTTTTAATTATAAATACTTTCTTATTAAGAAAAATTAATTCCTTTAAAATTTAAAACTCTAACATTAATATCTTTATTTGGGAATCTAATTTGATACATTTGTGTTGGTTCAGCAAAAATAGTATCGGCAATTAATTCAATTTGTTTTGTTGTTGGGTCGGAATATCTTTGTGATGTTTGCGATGACGAGTATTGACCACCAACTTTATTAAAAAACTGGATATCTGAAATACTAATAACCCCTTCAATATTTTGAATTCTTTTTCTAATTTCAGAAACATATATGTTATCACCCATTTGTTTATTTGATGGTGAAAAATATTGTGTAATAATATCAATCACTTGTGTTACTATTGAACCTTGATTTTGACTAGCATCTAAAACAACGTCAACATTAGTTGCTAAGTCAATTACATTCGCACTTTCAACTGAAATATAATCATTTATCATTCGGTAGTTTGATAAATAATTTGCAATATTTTGTTTTAGTGTATTTGAAGTGACTTCAGTTAACTTACCGTCACTATCATATGAAAGTAATTTAATCTTAATTTTATTATTTTCTTCTGTTATTGTTACTTTTGCTGGTGCACCAAATTGTGAAGGCATTGTTCTAATTATAGACTCATAATCATTTATTGTTACAGCCCTATTCTGTGCTGAAAAATTAAATGTTACCATTTGTCTTACTTCCTCTGTTGACGGATTGTTCGCACCACCAATTGCAGCTGTTACGTTATTAACATTTAATGAATTAATAACACTTCTATTTGTATTTTCAGATGGTCCGTTAACAGAAAATAAAGCGTTTGAGATTTGGTTAATCACATTAACACCTAAGTTTGATTGTGAACCACCACCAACTCGGTATTGTACAAACATTGTTGAGTTTGGTTTTAATGTACTACCTAATGTTAGTGTATTTGTATATTTATTTAAATCAAATGATAATCCATCTCTAGCAAATTCTCTTAATTGGTCCTCGGCCGATGTATTACCACCACCAAATGTCATTTTAAAGAAACCTTCAGGTGTATATTCTGTAATAAATTTATTGGTTGTTGTCACATATTTACCAACTTTAACACCTGGATTGTCAGATGTTTTTGTTGGGTCTTCAATAAAAACCCTATCTTCCATTAAGGCTTTTACCTCATACCATCTATTATTTTGTGATAAAAATTCTTGTGGTTGTGGTATTGTGACATATTGTGTTCCTTCTTTTATTAAAACACTTGTTACGCCTAAAACATTTTTTTCCGGTAAAAATAATTCAAAAAATGGTCTAACATCATTTGGTGTTATAACTCTTTTAAAAACTTTTGTAATACCATTAACAACAACTTCTCTTTTTGTTATTGTATAATTTAATAGTTTACCGGTTGAGTCAAAGTTAGGGACTTTAAGTCTATTTGGGAATCCTTCGGCATTTACCGCGGAAGAAAAGTCAATATCATATACAGTCTCAAATGGTTGTCCGGCTCCAGCTATTTGGGATCCTCTTCTTAAAATACCGCAATATCTTAAATCTTCTTTATCACCAGAAGCAGGTACTGTGATTGAGAAATCAACTAGTGCAACTGACGGTCTTTGTCCTGGAACTTTTAAACCATATGTTCTTGCAATATTAAATACTGAAGATCTTTGTTGTGCGTATTGTAATACCGTTTCTTGGATGCTCCTATCAATATGAAATTGTAGGTTGTCTGTTACTGCGGCATTTAAATCTAATAATACAGAAAAAATACCAGCGTCATTAAAATTTTGAACTAGTTCTGGGTAATATAACCTTGTAAAGTTGATAAGTTCAGTTCTTATTCCTTGGAAATCCCTAGTTGTGTATGATATTTTTTTATCTGCCATAATTATACGTTTAATATTACAAAATCGCTAGATTCAAAAGCCGACGATGTTATTTTATAGTCAATTTTTATTCTAGCAGTATATTCTTTTTGTGCTAGTCCTGGTACTCTATACTCTCTTTTACCTTCACTATTAACATATGTTGCTCCGGGTTCTTCCAAGTCAGCCGTTGCTTCTTTAATATCAATTTTTGTAATAAGAATACCGGGCATATATTTACTAACACTTTCTTTAATTTCCGATTCAATATCACTAAATGTTGGTCCATCTAATGGTTCAAAAATAAATTCATATAGTCTTGACCCAAAATCAGGTAAAAAATATCTAGTACCTCTTCTTGTTAATAACAAATGAATTAAATTACTACGAATTTCTTCATCGGTAGTTTGTGTTGTACCTAAATATTTTCCTTGAGATGATTGTTCAAATGGAAATGTTATACCGTATGTTGTTCCAAAAGCCATATTGAATAAATATAAGACATACTATTTTTGAATAAACAATTATGTGTTTTTATGTTAGTCTAAATCACTTTCATACTTTTCAAAAAAAGCTTTTGGTATTTCTTTGTGTGGTAATTTTGTTTTTGTTAGTACACCACTTTTTTCCATAGCGGCCAAATTTCTTTGTATTGACGGATAACCACCCCAATTTGAACTATTTGATAAAGAATGTACATTTTTTGGTAGACTATTCACAACTCTTGGGGATGTTGGGTCTATAAGACCAATAAAACTATACTTACTTGGGTTGTTTTCAATTTCTTTCCAAACTAATCTACCGCCAGCAGAAAAACCCATAATTTTAGTAACATTATTATCTTTTTTTAAATTTTCTAATTTTTGAGAATCGTTATAATTAATAAATTCAACATTGTCAGTTGATAATCCAGCTTTTTTCCACTCACCACGCATCCAATCTTTAGTTGCATAACTTATACCCCCAATAACAACAGATAAACCGTCTTTACTTTTTGGGGTATTATCTTTTTTCTCTTCTTTATCTTTTTTCTCTTCTTTATTCTTATCTAATTCTTTTTCAACATCTTTTTTGATTGTTTCAATTTTTTTACTAACCTCACTTTTACTTGGTGGTGTATCAACAGTTTCTTTTTTATCAAAATCAATTCCGGTAACATCTTTAAAAATGTCTTTAACTTTTTGTACTGGCGCTGAATTTTTAATAGTATCAATTACATCATTATACCAAGCTTCTTCAATTGTTTGTGTTTCTATAAGTCTCTTTAATTGACTTTCTGTAATTTTTATTTTCATATATTATATTTTTTATAAAAAATTTTTAAAATAAAAATCCCATTAACTGGGGTTTTTTAGTTATAAAGTTTTATTACTACGTAACATCCTTCTATTAAACCAATATTCTGCTATTGGTTGTACAATATCGTCATTTGTTTCATCGGTTTCTGAATCAATTTTTGCCATAATATCTTCCATTTCTGGTGTTGGTACTTCTGGCATTTCCGGTCCTTCAGGTCCTTCATTTATTACTCTTTTAATAATACGAGATAAATCTTTCTCAGTTAATCTTGACACTCTTTTCATTTTTTTATTTTATATAAAATTTATTTTGGGCATCTCCAGCCACTTTCTTTATAGCCCTTAACATCTTTACCCCAACCACATTTTACGGCGTTGGTTTCTACTTTTGTTGGGACTTTCCAAAATCTAATCTCACTAGGAACATCCCAATGATCACCACCACCACTTTTGGTTCCATCCCAAATATCAGTGTGTCCAGCGGCATCACCCCAAGCGTCGGTTTTAAAAGCATAAACACCTTTTTTATTTTTCATTTCTTCCGGAACACCACCACCAGGATGATTAATTATTGTTGGTTCACCAAAATTTCTCTCTAAAATATTATTAAAAGCTTGTGATGATGGGTTAAAATTTGACCCAGCAGGAACATCTTGACCACCAAAATTTACAGTTTTTTCTGTTGTGTAATTACCACCCGGTTTTAAGCCAGCTCCTAGTAATGCCATTGACATTCTACTAGCACAAGTATTTGCCCAACTAGTAGGTATAACTTTCCTCATTGATACTAATTTTTTTGGTATTATCTTCTCAAAAAAAGGATCAACACCTTCTGGTTGTTTTGGGAATGCGTTCCACATTTTAGTCCAGACACTTTCATCAAGACTTTCATTTATTAATCTTTGATTTCTATCTTCAATTATTATTTTTTTAATAATTCTTGTTAAATCAGATTCTGTTAATCTAACAACTTTTTTCATAACATTTTTTATTATAAATATTACTTAACAAAAAAAATCCCTACTTTCGTAAGGATTCTTTTAAGTTCGTGCTACCCTTTTCATATAAGGGTTCGTATGGACAATGTTTACATTTTGATCCACAACACCTACCCCTCTTTATATGATAGGATTCGGACATTACAATATTTCCAAATTTATCCTTATAAAAATCTGGTTCTGGAGTTTTTTTTGTTGTCTCCTGAACATATAGTTGTTGTACCCAATCTTTTGATGCGTTTACTGTCATTTTAATTCTGTTTTCTTTGGTTATAAAACGCTAACAATACTTGATATGTTAGCGTTATGTTGTTGCCCCATTGTACTTTCATAATTAAACAATTTCACACGCGCCACCAGCACAAGCTGCTTCACCACGAAGATCGGTGTTATCTTGTAACTCAATTACTTTTGTAAGGTCAACATTTTTTAATGTTGTTGATAATCTTTCAAAATCTTCTTTTGTACAATCTTCAAAAGGTGCTTGTGTGTAAGTTCCTCCGTTATATGGTAAAACTGATAATCCGTTATAGAATTTTCTGTTTTTCCACATCCAATCACCAACTAAGTCCCACTCGTCTTCTTTAATTGAAACTGTTGCTGATACATTGTGAGTATTTTGTCCGGTTCTATGTCCAGGTTTAATCCATTCTTGTGATACTTTTTTAACTCTCTCAAGCATTTGGAATACTGACTCATATCTCAAGATTGACCCTTCTGGTGCTCTTTGTGGGATTGTAATTACCGCAGTATCGTGTGGTCTAAAAAACTCATCTTCAACAAGTTCCGGGTGATTGATTGCAAGATATGTATAAATTGCCTCATTCTTCCCAACACGGATTCTTCTTAAATAGAAGTCATTATGCCAAGCGTGGATTCCAGATGATGTTCCCAATACTAATGATGAGGTACCAGATGGTTTAACAGTTGTTGTTCTTGCTGATTTGTTAATACCAATAAGTCCGGCAACTCTTTCATTTTCTTCTTTAACCGCTTGAGCTGCTGCTTTCATATCATAACCTAAAACAACACCTGATCCAATTCCTGTCATTCCAACACCAATAAGAGCGTCTTTTTCTGTTGTTCTTTTCCAAACATCTCTTAAATAATGGAAGTCAGTATAACCAGCTTGTAGTGTTCCGATAAATGCCGCCCCTTTTACTCTTTTTTCAAAATCTTCTTGTGACTCAAGATCTGAAGCGTTAACTTCACATAAGTTACAGAATTGGTAAGGACGAAGTGCAATCTCACAACAAGGATTTGTTCCCCAATCTTTATCGTTTGATAAATAGATTCCTGGTTCTCCAGCTCCAGACAATTCAATTCGTTTCCAAAGATCCATAAAATATTCTTGTGTTACTTTATGTCTTAATAGAACTGCTGAATTATTTGCTCTACCTCTTTGTGGGTTTTGTTCCCACCAGCTTCCAGATTTACAAGAAATCATTTCTTCATCATCCGCACTAAATAATGAAATAAGTGCTGCTCTACGAATACCACCAGCAAGTACCGCATCAGCGATATGACATACGATATCGTGTGTTTCAATAGGTGTTAATTTATCACCATCATTTTTGTTTTCCATAACCTTTGTGATATTGTGAATACAATCTTTTAAAGGTTGTGGTCCAGGTGCTTTTCCTCCTGATGTAACAAGAAGGGCTCCTTTTTGACGAATGTCTGAAAAATCAAATATCGGTGTTGAAGATTTAGCCCCCATATAAGATTCAATTAATACTTTAATTGCGTCTGCCCATCCTTCAATGGAATCACCAATTAGATATCTTCTTGTTCTTGTTGGGTTTGGTTTTTTAATTTCCGGTAGTTTATCTACGTGATGTTTTTGTACTGAAAACCCAACGCCGGTTCCACCTAACAATAAAAACATTGTTTCTGAAAATGCGTCTGTGTGGTCTACCGGTAAATAAGCACAATTATAAACTCTGTTTGGTGAAATCTCAATTGGTTTACCGCCAAATTGTAATGATCTCATAGATGGTAAGATTTTCTTATCATATACCATTTTGTAGACGTTTTCAATTTCGTCTTTAATTTGTGGGTATTTTTTTTGGTGCATTTCTTTATTTCTTGTCACCAATTCTTCCCACGTCTCCCTTCTATTTAATTCTGGGACGAATTTAGCGTACTTCATATAGACAGTAATATCGCTCAATATTTTTTGTGAAATATCCATTTTTATAAATTTAATTATTTTATTTTTAATTTTCTACTGATTTTGTTTTTTCTTTTTGTTGTCTCTTTTCCAACAATTCCTTAACCCTTTGTCGTTGTCTTTCTTCTTTTTGTTCTTCTAAACCTAAGAATGTGGTTGTGGATTCTGTATCAATATCAAGCATTGCATTGTCAAATTTACAATTTTCAAATACCACACCGTCATCTCCAATACGAGACTTGGTAATTGCAATTGTGGCTAATTTCATTTCTTTTTGTTGTAATGACTTAGCAACCGAAATAATAACGTGACCCACTTGTGCTTTTTTAATTGATCCACCCATTTGATCTGTTGTCACAACATCTGAAGAGATTGACGCTCTATTTCCTTGTGTTGCGGTCCAACCAACGATGTTTAATTCGTGACACATAGCTTCAAATGCTCTCATTACAGATCCTTCACTCTTCCATTCGTCTCCTAAGTTTTTATCCGGAACAACACAATCAATGTAGTCCAAAATCACCATATCTATCTTAGTACCATCAGCAATCATCTTTCTAATCTCATTTTTAATCTGGAGCATTGTTTTGGTGTCAGATGGTAATTTTTTTAAGATTAACTCATTTGGCATAGATTCCTTGATTTCTTTTACTTTTTGCATTACCTCATCTTTCTTTTCTGACAATTCGTCAGGATGAATCTTTGTCCAAAGGGTAAAATGTTTCCTTTGTATCACTTTTGGGTTGTCTTCAAAAAATACCTGAAGAACATTAAATCCAAGGTTAAATGCGTGGTTCGCAATCTTTGTTGTTAGAGTAGATTTTCCAACTCCAGTTGGTGCAAGTATTACACCAATTTCACCTTTAGCCAATCCTCCTTTCATTAGTCTATCGATACCAGGTATTCCCATTGGGATTGGGTGTCTATAATCGTCATCTAGCACTTGGTCTAGGTTTGAAAAGACATCCATAGCGCTTGTGTCTTTTGAACCAACCAATAAGGCTTCTCTTACCAATTCTTCCAGGGTGTCATAGCTTTCAAACTCTCCACCATCAATAATTTTTTGTGCCTTTTTCATCACTTTCTGTAACTCCTGTTGTTTACAAAATTTAAGTGCTTTTTCTTGTACGAAATCCACTCCCTCGATAGGTGCATCCTTGATTTTCTTAACAGTATCAAGGACAACTTTAATAGCAGTTTCCTGTTGTAATTCAGATTTGGCTACTTGTTCCAGAGTATCAAATGATGGTGTGTGATCGTATTTTTTATAATACTCTTTTACCATTTGGATGATAATTTTAAAATACTTATTTTCAAAATAACTATTCTCAATTACATCAATGATTGAATGTGAAAATTCTTTGTCTACAATAATTTGGTTAAGTAATTGAATTTGAAAATTGTTTCCGAGATACTCAAAGTTTTTGTTAGTCGCCATATATTTTTCTTATGTTAGTAATGATAAATACTACTAGTTTTAGATAAATTGTGGATAAAAATAATTAAATTTTTTACCTGAAAAAATGTCAGTAAGTTCCGACAATATACTTTTCAGCTTTGGACGTAGGTCTACGGTATATCTCACCTTTGGTGGGTACACTTTTGCGTCAAATGATCTCTGACAAATTGTCATATTATCTACCTTAATATAAAGGTTGAAATTTTCATCTCCCTCCGTAATTGATGTGTTTAATACATCCGGATTTTCCATAATCTCATATTTGTTCTCCAACATATAAACTACGGATCTCATTTTTAAATCAGTTTGTAGGGAGTTACAAAAAGATTTGATGTAGTCATAAAACTCTTCTGATTTGTGGGCGTTTTTGTTAAACCCTTTAACATTGAAAAATCTTTGTACTACGATGTTGTCATTACACATTAACAAAAATTCAACTTTTGTTACATCTTGTTCTCTCATTTTTTTACTTTTTTGGTTTGTTTCTAAAATTTGTTTTTTCTTTTCTCGATAGTTTTAAAAATGGTCTTAAAAAATTTACCCAAGCGTCGTCACCTTTTGGTAGAAATTTAAAGAATCCGTCCTCCATCATCATTCTAATTAAGTTTCTATGTCCTCTTCCGTCTGGATCCAACGACTCGGAGTAATATAAACTAACTAGTTCTTTTCCTTCATCTGAAATAAGTGGGTTTGCAAGATCCACCAACTTCTCATTTATGATAAAAAACTCTTCTCCAAAAATCCCTTCTTTGGTTTTACCACTAAGTAAATTTTGTAAGGCAACATTTCCTTTTTGTTCTGTTAACAACTTTTCAGCCTTGGTTAAAATATCGGTATATTTAACTTCACTTTCAAGTATTTCTGGAAATAATTTAAGAAATGTTTTTTCACCTAAATAAAAGATACCATCAATATTATCCGAACTATCACCGGTTAATATTTTGTAGGTTTTAATATTATAGTGGGGGATTTCAGATGAATCCATCTTAATTCCATCCCCCAGTTTATAATATCTCTTTTGTTGTGGTGAGTATATAGAGACCCTATCAGAAATAAGTTGTGTTAAATCCCTATCCGAAGAAAAAATAGTCTTATCTTCATCCTGGGATATTTGACAATAGTAAGCAACCAAATCATCGGCCTCTGATTGTTCAACTTCTAATTGTCTTACAAACATTTCTTCAAGGTATTGTTTTACCCTTTCTTTTTGTTTTAAAAAAGATTGTTCTTTAAAATCTTCTTCGTCTTTTTGTTTACGATTTAATTTGTACTTTGGGTATATAATTCTTCTTTGTGAAGAGCCGGTCTCACTATCCCAAAACACAACAACTTTATTGTAGTTACTTTCTTCTAAAAATCGTCTTAGAGTATTTAAAAAATGCCAAGTACCACCAACGTGTTCACCTTTGTTAAAAAAGTCTCTAACACCGTGGAAACCGATTTTTAGAAGGTTATTACCATCTACCAATAAAGTTTTAGTCATTTAATTCTTCGTTTGATTGGTTTGACAATACTGGTTCTTTTTCTACAATGTAGTCTCCAAGAAATTCACTAAAGATTGCTTCCATTACAGGTACACATATTGAGTTACCGGCAAGTGAGACATGTCCTTTTGTTGATAATGATGTTGTTAATAATAAATCAATATCTTCGTCACGAACACCCATAAATCTATAACCTTCTCTTGCTGTGATATTTCTTACTCTACCGTCTTCAGTCATAATTTGTGGTGATCCGCTTGTTGTAAGACAAGGTGAGCAACCGTCAACAGAGTATATTCTTCTTGCTTGATCATAACTAACATCATCTCTTCTTGCAATCAATCTACAAACAGAGTTACCTTTTGGTTGATGGTTGGTATATTGACAATCAATAAATAATTCTGGGTCCTGTGTGTCCTCAATAAAAGGTCTCATCGGAACTCTTGTTTTTTTGTGATTGTCAACATTTTCCATTCTTTGTTTTACATCTTCCCTTTCACCATCTAAAACTGAAATCATAAACACTCTTTCTCTATTTTGTGGACAACCAAAGTCGGCACCATTAAGTAATTTCCAATATGATGTATAACCAAGACCTCTTAAAAAATAGATATGTTTTTTAAAATTATCATAATGGTTTTTTGAAATTAGGTTTTTAACATTTTCCATTAACAAATACTTTGGTCTATTTGTTGACAAAATTCTTTCAACATCAAATAACAACCCACTTCTAGTCCCTTCTTTAATACCTCTTTGAACTCCTGAGATTGAAATGTCTTGGCAAGGGAATGAATATGTTAACAAATCACATTGTGGAAAATTCTTGTGATCAACTTTTGTTATATCACCCAAATTACCCATTTGTGATTGATGTAAAACATCATAACACTCATTGGCTTGTTTGAAGTTGTCGCAATTTGCAACAACTTCGTAATCAACGCCAATATACTTTAAAGCCAATTCTTGTGTTCCGTATCCGGAAAATAATGAGATAACTTTTAACTTATTCTTGTTCATAAACTTTTTCTTCTTTTAAATCAAATTCACCATCTACACCAATAATATTTTTCCAATATTCGGCATACTCACTTTTGTAAGTCTCAATAGACTTCTTTTCTTCTGTAGCATCTTTTCCAGGTAAAAACCCGTGTGGGGTTACAATAATCTTACCATCTTCAAAACCAAGTCCATTTATATGATTTTTCATAACCGATACTTTTGTTCTTGATGCAAACTTAACAGTTCGTTTGTCTTTTGTTGCTGTAATTTTTGTTGTTCCCGCACCTTTTTGATTTCCATATAAAAATACCAAAGATGAATTTAACCAAATTGCCTCACCACCTTTAGCTTTAATTTTTGGTTGACCAAATGGATTATCTGGTAACTCAACCCAAGGTTGGTTTACAATAATTAAAGTATTTTCAAACTTTGAGTCAGCTTTTCTTGACCCGGAAATTCTTTGGTTAATACCCATACCAATTTTATCGGCTAATACGCTAGCGTTATGTTGTTTACCACCTTTACCTTCATAAGTCATTTTACAAGGAACAGAACCAACAGAATCCCACATAATACATAATGAATAATCAAGTTCACCTTTTTCTTGAGCATCTAACAAATCATTAATATAGTCTGTAATTTGTTCAATATAACTAAAATTATTATTGAATAAAAAGAATCCGTCCCAAGTTAATTCACCGGTTTCTTCATCAACAACTTCTTCACATTCAAACCCCATAAGTTTTGAGTGTTCAAAAGACCATTTTTGTTCTGTAATAATAAAAACTGGAAGAATTTCTTTTTTCTGAGCATCAACAGCCGTTTTTACAAGTGCTGTTGTTTTACCAGTATCAGAATGTCCCAAAAACATATTGATATGTCCCATCGCAGGTCCTGGAAGACCAACTGCATCTAAAAATGCTGGTCCTAAATCAAAGTATCTTTGTGGTTTGTATTTTGCGTCCGAAGAGAATTTTTTCTTTATCGAACTAAAGTCATTTTTCTTAATTGCCATATAATTTTCTTTTTAAAAAGATAAGAAAAAATGGGTACATAGTCCACCTATATACCCATTTTTATTTAGAATTTTTTAGAATGGTAACTCTTCATCAACATCATCACCGGCTTGTGGATCTTCAACTTTTGTTTCAGTTTTTGTTTTTCCACCACCCATTGAGATTTCTTCTTCAGAAGTATTACTATAGATGTATTTTCCAGCATCTGAATCCCATCTTGGTGTTTCACCGCGAGCAATAGCTTCAAGGTATTCTGCAGGTTTTTTAGAGTAAACATCTTCCCAAGTAAGTTCGTCTTCTAACCAAGATGTCATAGTTTCTTCGTCTTCGTGAACAGTAGATGGGTCATCATACATAACTGTTTGAATTACAGTGTAGAAGGCACCTTTTGGTGTTTTTGCTTTTGTTAATTCAAGGATAAGGTCTCTTCCTTTATCGGCATCGGCAACATCACCTTTTGCTTTATAGATAGGAATGATTTTATCAAAAATACCTTCTTGTTTGTAATTGTGTTTAAATCTCCAAAATTTAGGTCCGTCTTGCTCGTTGTCACGGTCAATTACCTTAACAATATAAAACTTACGAGGTTTGTATTGTTTTGCCAATTCTTTGTCAGATTCTTTACCAGTTGACATAAGAACATCATAAACTTCACTTAAAGGTGAACGTTCATTGTCATTCTTTCCTGGATCATAAAATTTCTGCCATTTTCCGTCCACAAGAATTTCGTGGAACCATACCTCTTTAAAAGGTGAAGATCCGTCTGGAGTTGGTAAAATACGGATTTTCTTTTGTGCTTGCTTTTCGTTGTCTTTAAGTATTGCAGCAAAATACTTTTTCATTCTGTCCTCTTGGGACATTTTTGATGTGGATGAACCACTTTGTTTTGAGCTTTCATACTGAGCCAAAACTGCATCTAAAACATTGTTTGTCGCCATATATATATATATTAATTAAAAGTTTACAATAGAAAATATAAGTTAAATTAGTGTCGCAGTCAATAAGGTATTAAAAAAAATAGTTTAAGGTCGCAAATTACGACCTTAAACATTACATCATATTGTTTTCATCTTCATTTCCTTCATAGTCGTTGAATGATGTTCTAACTTCTTCGGGTGAATAATCCTCAACCTCGTCGGTTGTTAATACATATTCATTTTTTCCAGATTGTCTCATCTCTTCTTGTTTGTCAACAAAAAAGTCAGATAGTTTCTGTTTAAATGGTCCGGAATCTAAACTTCTTAGTTCAAGTTTTTCTTCTGGTGTTTTTGGTCTAAATTGGTCAAATTTAGTTTCAAGGCTATTAATCTTTTGTACTAATTGATCCATTTCACCCAATTTTGATTCTAAATTTGTTAATTGTGTGAATAAATTATTAAAATATTCTTCTTGTTTATCTGACATTGTTTTTTGTGTATCAACAAGGTCTGTAATATCCAATTCTTCTTCACCACCTTCACCACCTTCTTCGGCATCAATTTCTTCAACGTCAGCATCGGTCTCAACATCAACTGGAGCTCCAGGTTCTGCTACTGGTGCTGGCGGGGCTCCTCCTGGTGGTGGTGGTACATCTCCTCCCGGTGCCGGTGGCGCTTCTCCTCCTGGAGGTGGTGGTACATCTCCACCTGGTAATGGTAAGTCTCCTCCCGGTGGGGGTGGTACTTGTTCCATAATATAGTTATTGATATTTCTATATCTCTCTATTTCTTCTAATATTTTTTTGTCTAGACTCATATTAACCGTTTAATAATGTTTTTATACCAGATTTTGTTTCAACCTGAATTTTTTTAAATTGTTTCATTGTATTATCAACTCTTTCAATTAGACCGTCTTTCATTCTAACTGTATAACAATCACCAGTATCTAAATCGCATACTTCTTTAAATCCATTACCAGCATCTTTTTCTGACATTCTTGTGTTCTTACCTAAGTAATTATCCAATATTAGTTTTGTGTTCATATTTTTTATTTATTTATAAATATCATCTTTTATTAAAAAGAAAATGTTAATGGAAAAAATTTATAATAATCTTGCCTTGTTGAATCAGGGGTACCATCAGATTTTATTGGTGTTGATGAGATTTCAAATTCAGCATAATATGTTCCTTTATAATCTTGTGATGGTTGACCTGTGGTACATCCAAATTGATCGAGTATTTCTTGTAACTCCATTGTAAATGTATCAGCATTTATAATATAATCAGATACATCAACATCCCCACCTGTGTTCACACATGGTGCGTTTGAATTTCCTAATAAAATCATCCTAGCTAAAAATATTTTTCTTTTGTCTGCAGCCGGATTTAATTTAATTGTATATGATTCTAAAAGAGGAGGACTACTAATTGTGTATTTTGGTTGGACCAAAAATATTGAGGGATTAGGTTCTTGTGCTGGTATTGGTACTGGTGCTGGTTGTTGTGCTGAAAATATAAAACTTAACGCGTTAGCAATTCTTGTTTTATACTCAGACTGTACCGATTCTGTTAATAAATCCCACGTACCTGCCTTTTCAACTGGGTAGTTATTATTTATAAATTTTGCAATTTCAACAATAAAATTTTCTTTTGTTGTAATTGGGATTGTGGTATCACTTACATTAACAACTAAATTTGGTATGTTTGATGCTATTACTTTAGCAACGTATTTACCATATAACATACCAATCTGATCATTATAATCTGAAAAAACAGCAAAAGGTATTTCAACATTATTAACATTAATACAGTTATAACTTTTATTTACAAATAGGTTTGTTGGGTAATCATTCGTTAAAGAAACTGAAGCATAATTATGATTAAACCCTTTTAATGATTCACCATCTTTAGATAAAACATACATAATACTAAACAATGTAGATATAACACCAAGTTTTTGGTTATATGAATTTCCTAGTGGAGCATTAGAGTTAACAAAATTTGTAAGGTTTGTTGCGGCAGTTGTTAAAGCTATTGTTGTTTGTGTTGGTGTTCCGGCTGTAAAAGTAGAAAATGTTGATTTTAAAGCTGAAGCACATTTTGATGTTTCTGCTGGTTTTTTATCGGCCATTTCTTTAACTTGATTTATAGATTCTGATGTTTGTTCTATTGTATTATTAACATCTTTTGTTTTTGCTTCCTTACCCTCTTCTTTAACTCTTTCTTTAATTGTATTTAAAATATTTGTACTTAAAGATTGTAATAAATTATCAATTGATGGAATACTATAAAATGGTTGTCTTTGGCCTTCAAACGAAGTGTCAAAACCATTTTCACTTATTCTGTGTTGTACACTAGTGATCATATAAGGACCACTAAACATCGGTATATGTCTTAAATTAAAATACATTGTTGGTTGTATTAGTGCGTTACCCAACATATCAATTGAGCATTTGTAACTTCTATTTCTATAGATGTTGTATAATGAAACACTTTGTGAAGCACTTGTTCTATTTCTAGACTGGTTTGCCATTTGATTTAACATCTCTAAAGATTCGGCTGTTGCTTCACCGGCTGTTTGACCAATATCTAATTGTTTAAATATTTGTTGATTTTGTGGACCAAAATCTACATTAAACCCAACAACTTTATTTGATTTATCCCAATTTGTTTTCCCATCTTGATTTTCAAGTAATGGATTGTCACTTGCTCTTCTTAAATCAAAAGCATCATCTCTAAATCTATAATCAGCATTTTCATTCATAGCTAAATGTTGACTATCAACGTGGGCGTACATCGCTAAAATTTTCGCACCAGTTTCTCTATAATCAACTGTTGTGTGTGTTCCAAATAATGTTTTAGCAAACTCCAAAGTTCCTTCCGGTCTTGGGTTTGGGTTCTTAGAAACATCTTGTACGTTATAAAAATTTGCATAAGCTGGTAATATCCAATATGTGAATCTATTATCACTAAAAATTGTATTTATTAAACCTAACATATTATTAGCAGGACTTGCACTAACAATTAAATTTCTTAGTTTGAATATATCGACTAAAACTTTTTGTCCTACATCTCTACTGGCTCTATCAACTAATAAAACATCCTCAAACAATGTCTTACTTCTTAAATCAGCACCAGAAATCCATTTGTCATTTATACTTTTAAATGCGTCCCACATTTCATATCTTGAAATGTCACCAAGGTACTCTTGGAATTTAACGCCGGACGATGTTGGTTTTATTGATATGTTTCCAAGTTTAGCCCTTACTGATGTTAATGTGTTATCTAGTATTAAATTTAAATAAGTTTCACCCTTTCTTATATATTCATTCATTAATCCGTAAAACTTATTTTGGGTCATTGTTGGGTCTTTTAATTTTTGGGTTGCATACAATTTAATCATAGGAGCATAGAACTTAACATTATTTTCTGTAAATTCCATATCCATATCAATAAAGAAATCGGTAATATATGACCCATTGTCAGTATATTCTAACTCTGGTATTTCTGAAAATCCAACATAAGTTTCAAGTGTTTCCCAAGTTTTTGGACTTTGAGTCTTAGATTGTGCTAAAGTTGTTGTTCCTCCTTGTGTTGGTAATAAATTTGGTGAGTTTTGAAAATATCCTGACCATTCATAAGGGTCCTGGATAAAGTCAGTTGAGAATGTATAAAACATTTTCTTATTAAAGTTTGATGGGTTACCATATTTAAATACAATTTTGTAATCCATAAAAGTTTCAATAACTTTTTGGAAATTGTTTTTTTGGTTTTCAGTTATTTGATTTATAACTGCCATACCGGTTAAACCTTCTGGATTTTGTGTTTTAAATAACGTTCTTAAAAGTCCTTGGAAATTTTCATACCCTTCTTCTGTTTTAATGTCTTCACTTCTTGGTAATAAATTACTTTCAAAATCATAAACAGACTTACTAAACAATAAAAATTGTTCTTCAAATTTATCTAATACTTCCGGAGAAAATGTTGTAAATAATTCACTTATTTTAGAGTATTTTGTTGGGTCACCAAAAATACCAAAGTTTTGTTGTTCGTCTTGGTTAATAAAGATTTCTCTAACATACTCATCAGGATTTGGTTTTACAACTCTTGAATTATCAAAATATCCGTATTGTGGCGCTTTCCAAAATAGTCTAGTTGCCCCATTGTGTACTGCCGGATTACCACTTATTTCAGTCTTAATATTACCATTACTATTAAAACATTCTTGTGTTGTTTGATTAACTGGTGAACCAAATGATGGTAATACAAATAAAGATTTTTTATCTTGTGTTAAAGTATAACAACTCCAAGGTAACAATGTTAATGATCTGTTGTTATTACTATTATCAAAACCATTTGTTTTATTAATAACAGAACTATTTGTTAAAACCATTCTAAAAGAATCGTTTAACGCATTTTGTATGTTTGAGTTCTGGAAACCAGGGATTGGTTTATTTGTTACAACAAATGATTGTGGTTGATTTGGTGGTCCTATTGTAACACCTTGTACTGGGTTTATAATATAGGTACCGGTGCTTCCTGTCGTACCAGTTATTTGTTGTACAATTGTTGTTCCTGGCGATAATGAAGCACCAGATAAAATTAAACCAGGTTCTAATGCCGCATAATTTAATGAAACTACTTCAAGTGTATTTCCTGTAACATAAAATGTTCCTTCAATTTTAGATGTTTGAGAAAATAAATTTGTACCAATAAAAAATAAATGAAAATCGTCTAAAAGTTTTGGATAAAATCCGGTATTAATTATTGTTTTATCATTTGACCCAAAAGTATTTGTTGCATCAAGAACAATGTTATAGTTTGTACCTTCTATTTGTAAATTATATTGTGTTGTAGAGGCAGAAAACGCCGGATCATAATTTAATAAGTAATCCGTATTTTCCCATATACCATCTAATATGTCTTTACCTTCTAATTTAAAATTTTTATACCTATGCCAGATTGATCCATATCTCAAAGCCCAAGCGTATGGTACTTCGTGAATTGCACCAAATTTTTTAAGTGATGGTAAAATATATCCATTTGTATTTATGCTACCATCAGTATTGTATGTTTTATATTTATCCCTTAATGTTGCTAATGGTAAACTATTTAAAAATAAATAAGCTGCTGCCTTATATGGTGATTTCTCAATTAAACTATATTTAAATTCAAATAAACCTTTTTGTATTGCGTTTGCAAAATATGGTGTGTTGAATATTGATGTTGTTTGTTCGGCGACTAATTTATTATCGTAATTTCCATAAACAAGGTTACCTTCTGTTGTATATTGGTCTTTTATTTTTCTTTGTTTATAAAAAGTTTCTAAATTTTGTAAATCTAATGTTTGACTAAACACACTACTTTTATAGTTAAAGTTTGTAACTGGTGATACAGAGCTTTTATTTTTAACAACTTTATTTGCTTTATTATATTCTAGAGTGTCAGTCGTTTTAAAAACGTCACTAACTGACTGAACAGCTTTACCATTTGCTAAATATTTTTTACACCAATCTAAATCTGTTAGTGGGTATAAGTCTGTAAAATCAAAATCATCACTAACCGCGTCAACACCAAAATAATTAACTGTTGGTGTTTCATTTTGTAATCCAACACCTGGTAATGATTTATTATCTAATAATATATCGTCTTTATAAAATAAAAATGATGTGTCTGTATCATTTTTTAAATAAGGTGTATTAAAAATACCTCTAATAAAATTTTGCCAACTTTGTCCCTCACCTCCATTTGAAATGTGTTTTAAAAATGATCCATATATTGCTGAATTAATATTATATTGTTTTAATTTTTGACTAATGAATGGATTGTCGTCACTTAATGCTTGTAACATATTTGTTGTTTCAGATTCTGAAACATATGATTGTATATTAAATTGTTTAACACTATCTCTATTAAATTTTGAATAGAAGGAATTGACGTACATTCTTTCCCAAATTTCATAGAAAAATTTTACTTCCTCTGTATTTTGATAAACATCATTTTCAATCGTAAACTCAACAGCGTTAAAACTAAACCTATTTGGTTTTTCCAAATTATTACCGGTTGCACCAACATCAAATCCTGGTGGTGTTGTTTGTGTATAACCTCGTAAAAATTCTTCAACAAATTCAACTTCTGGCCAAATTTCTGGGAAATATGCTTTTAACTGAACAGCAATATCATCATCACCCGGATATTTTAAAACATACTTTTCTTTACCATCTTCAAAACTTTCTTTAATTACTTGTGGCCAAGGATATACCGGTGAATCTAATTCACCATTTTTAAAATCAACGCTTGGTGCTGTACTATTAGTATTAAAGACTGCTTGTCTTCTATCTTTATCGTCTCTTAAATCCCAAGCTTTTGTGTGTACATCATCCATTAACCTTAAAAAAGCTTCACCTTGGGCGAAAAATACCGCTAATACATTTCTAATAGTTGGTTGGAACCCAAGACCGTTGTTTGGGTTTGTAAATTCGTCTTGAATCTCTTTTGTTAATTTTTCTTCTATTTCTTTTTTCTTAGTTAAATACTTTTCATTTATTTTCTTTATAGCATCATCAAATGATTTTGGTCCCTCAAAAAATAATAATCCTTCGTATTGACCAACACTTGAGTAATCTATAATTTCAGTATTTAAATCATTTCGATATTTAATATATTCCTCACTAGTTGCAGTACCGGAAAATGAAGACCCAATCCTTTTTGTATATGTTTCAGAAATGTTTATGTCTGAAATATTTGTTTTTTGAAAAAAAATACTCGTCTTTATAGGTATCGAAATTTCCTTACCTACAGCGCTATTGCCTATTAATTTATTATTATATTGTTGTACAAGACCTTCTAATTCTGTTATAGCTTTTGCTTTGTCTTGTGCGTTTTTAAATTCTGGTTTAAATCGATATAATCTTGTTTTGTCTTTATCATTTTTAATAAAGATATTTTCAAAGTCTAACCATCTTCTAGCCCAAGAATTATCGCCACCATAGTTATATATATAACCTTGATATTCCACCAAAACTTCAGAATACTCTTCTAATTTATTTAGGATATCTAAATTTTTCTTTTTAAATTTTTCTTCAATTGCGGTAATTAGTTTATCTAATTTATCTTTTAATTGGAGGATTGTAATCTCTGGGAATGTTTCATCAATAAGTCCTTTTGCTTTATATTCTGAATAAAGTTCTTTCATTTTTTGTAAACCTCTACTACTTACTTGGGTTTCTTTAGGTGAACTACCCCCTGAAGAACTTGTTGTAGTTGTTGATTGTTTTGAAATTGAGACTTGGTACATTGATGGTACAGCATAAACTGCCGGCCATTTTACTTCAGACATAATTGTATATTTGTAAGTATAGAACTGACAATTTATTCTAAAATTATGTGAAGAAGGATCAAAAGAACTACTAAACTGATGTAACATTAGTGGTAGTCTAATTGCTTTACCTAAATAACCTTTTATTGTTAAATAAAAAACTGGGTATGGTAACTGAAAGAATGCTGCGTATGGTGAATTATTACCAGCTTCAAATAACGCTCTACCTTTAATATCTTCAAAAGTAATGTTTATTACCGGTAAAAAACTTAAACCATAATCAATATTAATTTGTGTGATACCTAGTAATCCATTATCCACAGCACCTTCTTGACCATTAGAGTATAATGATTGATTTATATAATAATCATCAGATAAATTTGGGTTTTGTGTAATTGTTATTTTTGGTTGATTAACACCCTGTCCTTCTAATGTTCCTTTACCTGTTAATTCGTCAGACCAATTAGTATCTAAATACTTTTTAAATCCAGGATTTAAAAAATTAATTTTACCAACAGATATTGTTTTAACAGCTTCATTTTGTGGTACACCAACAGCAAGTTTTGTTCTTGGTAATACAGAACACTCAAGATTAGCATAAAAAACCAAATCTTCATGTCGTATTAGACGGTCTTTAACTTTTCCGTCTTGATCAATTACTTTATTTGGGTCAATTACGGAAATATTTTGATAGTCGAATTCTACTAATATGTTTTCTGAATTATCTTCCATAATATAGGAAATGGTTATCTAAAGCGCTTTTATACTCTTGAACAGAAGTTAGTAACGGATATGGAATTGTCAATACCGCACCATCCGGTATGTTAGTTTCTAGTCCTGTATATCTAGGATTTGCTTGTAGAATTAACCAACCAAATAAAGGAGAATCATAAAATTGTTGTGAAACTTTATCTAATCTTGATTGACCAAATTTATAAATGTATTTTTTATCCGAAGGTTTAGACGGTAAGTTTACGTATGGTACAACCGTTTGTTGTCCATTTTGTAAAAACATAGAATATCTATTATAATATTGTGTTGCCATTTTAATTAAATGTTATTTTATTATTAAAATTATCTTTATTATCAATATTAAGATTGGAATAAGTATTTTTTAATCTTTTTTGATTATCTTTAAAATTACTATCTTTTTCTGTCGTATAATTTAAAGTAGTATCAAAAGGTTCTATTTTATAGTTTAAATATTTTTGATATGTTTCACTCTTTTCAAAATCATCTAATATTTTTTTCTGAGCATTATATTCTTCAATAAAAATTGTTTTTAACCGTTCACACTCTTCTCTTATATCTTTCTCCATATAAGTATTCTTTTTGACCAAATCTGTCATCAAACTTTCAACAAAAGTATTATATGACGATTCATTTGTAAAAGTTTGTGACATGGCAAAATAAAGTCTAACTGTTGCTGTCTGTTCAAAATTTAATGACTCACTAATAGGTATAAAACTATCATCACCATCTAAATCAGATAAATCAATAACGTCTTTTTGGTATAAATCATCTAAATAATCTAATAAAATATTTTTAGTATTAAATTGATATTTTTGGGCCATTATTAAAAACGTATCTTCTGGTTTTTCTGGTGGATCACTTAATCTATACACTGTGAATTTACCGGTATCCAATTGGTACCCATCAATAGGTTCTGTTCCATTTGATAAATTTATACCTGTTATTAGGTCTAATTTTCTAAATGTTTGGACATAACCTTCTTGGAATTTGGTCATTTCATTTTGTGGTCCAATCAAAGCATTATTTAACACATCTTCCTTTTCACTAATAATATCAATTAATTTATTTTTTAATTCTCTTACTGCTGAATCTGGGAAATTTAAAGGGTCTGCTTTTACAACTTTTATAATTGGGTTTAAATCATCTTTTACATCTTTAATTGCTTGTTTAATTATTTTAGCAATATATTTTTCAGTTTCGATTGATTTACCAAAAATTTCTACATCTTTTTCATCAATACTACTATATTGTGATAACGTACCAGTATTATATTTTCTCTTATTATAAACAACTTGTATATACGGATATGAAGTTGTGTTATTAATAGTTTTTAATTGGTTAAATATTACTTTAAAGTATTCATTAGTTTTATCTGACAACTCTTGGAATATATTATCAAATTGTGTTTTACCGGTTAATATTTCACCATTATTAAATGATTCTGTTGATAAGATTGTACCAATTGTTGAGCCACCGTTTTGTGGTTGTTCATTTGGTATATCATTAGTTGTTACTTGTATTGGTGGTGGTGGGGTATTAGTTCTTGCTAATATTTGACCAACCAATTTCTCATCTTTATCTTTAGTACTTTCAGTTGATACTGCTCTTTCATCATAAATTTCAGTATTTGCATAGAAATTAAATGATAGTGCGTTTTGAAGTTGTGCTACCGGTTCAGCTAAACCGTGTCCACCAATAAAATCAAAACTTAATGATATTTTTGCAAGCATAGGTTGTAAACCAATACCTTCAGGGTTTATATCATAAATTAATGGTTCATATGTTATTGCTAATTGATTTGGTATTATTTTCGTATGATAAAAATCACCAATTCTTAATACCAATACAGGAGGTGTACCAAAAGATGTATTTCTAGCATCATTATATTTTGGTTTACCATCTGGTCCAATAACTGGAATTGTTTGTCCCGGTCTAACACATTGATTTAAGAATGTTAATCTAGCATTTAAACCTTCAGGTGTTATTGAGTGGAACGCTGGACTAAAATATTTTATTTTATCTTGAATACTAGAATAGACCATTGGGTCTGTTTCTTTTATAATGTCAAAATAATCACATTCAGAAAATAGATATCTTAATACCTTCTTAGAAATTCCTTCTTTTATTTTTTTAGGAACGTCAAGAGGTACTGGCGTAACCGGCGGTGGTTGATTTACAACCGGTGGTTCACCACAATTGTTTTGACAATCAGTTAAACCACTGAATGTTCCATTAACATCATCTCTAACACAAATACCATTAACACATCTATACTTTTCTGTTAACGGTGCTGGTGATGGTGCCGGTGGTGAAGGTGAGGGTGACGGAGTTGGTGTTGGTGTTGGTGGTGGTTTTGGTACTTCAATTGTAATTCTTTCAATACCAACTCTTCTACAAACCATCGCAGGAACACTATACCATTGTGAGTTACTTGTTACATAACCAAGATTTAAATCAACAATATTATTGGTACAATTAACACCCTTACCATTACCTTTATTGCTTTTTGGTATTATAAATTGTTCACCACTTGAAACAAATTTAAAATTTAAATTACCTTTTGTTTGTAATTCAGCCATCGTTGTATTACCAAGTGTTTGTGCTAAAAACCATTTTTTAACAGAGTCGTTTCTTCTTTTTGATAACGAAGAGTTATATTCAACAGATGCTGGAGCTGAAGCTGAACCTTGTAATTCAATTGTTACCTTACCTTTTTTATCAACCAAAATTTCTTTTAATTTTGGTAACAATTTATTTTTGATTTCTTGGAAATTCCCTACTACAACATTCTCAAAAAATGGAATAACCTCACTTTTAGTAAAGACAGTCCCATCTGGTGCCAATGCCCCAGTTCTAGCATTAACAACTTTATATGGTTGTACTTTTTGTGGTGCCGCATTACTATTGTAAACACTTTTTCTACCGTTATAAACATTATACCAATATTCATAATTTTGGTTTGTTGGTACTGTTGTTTCCCAACTTCCAAACCCAAACGGATAATCATTATCAAAATAAAAAGCATAACCTTCCCATTCTGTTAATTCTTGTTTATCCATTTCTGTTGATATATCTGACACAACATTTGTGTTACTATTACTATTTCCACCATTAGTATCGTTTAATGTATTGTTTCCTGTTGATGATGTAGCATCATCGGCACCAATACTATCATCAATTTTTACTTCTGGATTTTTTGGTATATCGTCTAAAATACCATATTTTTGTTCATCCGTTAACCTTGGATTTGATAACAACTGTTGATATTCATATAATAAATTAACTGGAATTGTATTAAATTTTGCCGCTAAATCGTATAAATCGTATTTTACACAACCAGCAAAAAATGAATTAATTATTGAGTCAGTTTCTTCTGGTGATAATTTTTCTAATTGTTTTCTAACCAATGTGTTTAAAACGGATGGGTGGTCAACAACTATTGTCCAGTTAATACTACCACTTCTTGTTGTACTTTTATAAGTATGGATTGGTTCTGGTCTACCTAAAAATGATGTTGGGTTCCAATTTGCAGTTGACGAATCACTAAATGTTAAATTGTATGGTGGGAACCACATTATTCTACCCCCATTAGGTCCTCTTTCACAAACTGGTAAATCATCATAAGTATAACCCGGTTCACTTGATGTTCTCCAGGCTAAGTTTTCTAATGAAAACATATATTTTTTAACCTTTTGGTCTCTAATGTTTGTCGAACCTGGTATTCTTAAAGGTGCTATATTTAAATTGTATGTGTTATCAATGACGGAGTATTCAAACTTTCTACCAAAATTTGTAATACCATCGGTTTTTTGTAAATCACCATAAGTATAATATGGTGTATCTTTTTGGAATACTCTACAGTACTCTCTACCAACCTCTGTTCCATCAATTGTTATTGTTTCAGAATCTTCATCAGTACTATCATAATAAGCAATAACTTGAGAACCTTTGGTCATTTCTTTATACCCATCGTTAAACACTTTGGATACTTGGTTAATTGCATTACCAACATGTTGTAATCTTTTTGCACCAGTTACATTATCAGCTGAATTTATTAATCTTTGTGTATTATCAAGTATTGACCCACCTTTAAATTCAAATCCGGTTGATTCTGTGTCAGAATTAAATTCAGCGCTTACCGCGTTAAATTGTTGGTCTAACTTAACTGGGTCACCACCTGGTTTTACTTTAAAACCTAAGTTATCTTTATATTTTGGTGACACCCAAGTAAATTGTCCGGTAATACCACCTTTATCTGAAAGTGATTTACCAGCTAAACCAAATTTTATTTTATCTTCGTTACCTTCATATAGTTTACCAAGAGCACTTGGACCATAAACAAGAGCATCTTGTTGTTTCCCAAATCTATCAACTGGAACTTCGTTTGCTGGTGAATTTATTTTTGATGGTTCTGCCTGATCACTACCAACATAATAACCACCACCTTGGTCTGTGTTTGCACCTAATAGGTTATTAACAGCATCTGTAACACCTAAGATTAATCCTTTATTATATTTTGGTCTATATATGTTATAATCTAAACTTTTAAATAAAACTGATTTTTGTCCATAACCTGTATTTGCTAAAAATACTTCTGATGGATTTCTGGAATTATTTAATATTGAACCTAAAGCCCCACCAGTTAAATTGTTTACAACATTTAATGCGTTTTCAGTTTGTGGTGATAAGACTTGTGTTGGTGTTGTAAAATAATCACCAGGTATAAATGAAACTGGAAAATAAGTACCAGTTAATCTATTTGCCAATGAAACAGCGGCCGTCAAAGGATTTTCAGGTACTGTAATCTTCCAATTTTTATTAATTAAAGGTTGTTGTCCACTTGCAACTAAACTAGCTTCAAACGGGTCTTGTAATGAATCTAAGTTAACAATACTATTAATTGTATTATTAACCTCATCGGCAATTCTTTGTTCAAAAGCTTCTTTTAATTTTTTCGCACCAATTTTAGCTAAAAGTGAATCTTGTGATAATGGTCCTGGATTTCCGGTTGGGTTATCTGATATTAAAATATCATAAGGACTGTATATTGAATACAAGAAATTTATTGGTGCTGATTGGAATACACTGCCATTTTGTGTTGCATACGGTGAAAAGTACTGTAAACTATTAAAATTATCAGTAACAATTACTAAATCCTTATACCCACCTTCTGGTCCGTAAGAATTTTTAATGTATGCCGAATCAATATAAAATTCATTAACTAAATCTATTTCTGCGTTGTCTTGTCCGTATTCACCTTGATTTGGTGTTACTGGTAATGGTTCACCATCAGTTGATATAATATTGTTATAACCACCTTCTGGTCCATATTCATTTAATGTATAAAGTTGGTTTGCTTGTATAGTAGTCCCAATTAAATCATTTGGTGAATCAATAACAGAGTTATCATTCATTGGTGAAATTTCATAATTAACATCACCACTTGGGGGACTAAAAGCTCCTGTAACACTATATGGTGCTAAATTTCTAGCTATTAGTGCATTTCTAAATGATGAGGTTAAATTAAATGATAATGAACTTTCTGCCATCTATTTGTTTTATTTATAAATAGATAATAGTTATTTTTTTTAAAAAGTAATTAAGGTGTTTTATAAGATTCTTTTGGTATTAAAGTGTATCGTCTTTGGATTTCTTTCATTTGTTCATCGAGAAACCAAGACATTTTTGATGGGTCTGAAAAATACTTATTAACAGCTTCTTTCATCATATTTGATATTGCTTGATCTTTTGCAGCATCATCAAGTTTAACATTTATATCAATACTATTATTTAAATTAATGTCATTTTTAGTATTTTGAGTTGATGTATTTGATGCGTTTATATTTGAATTAGATGTACTTGTGTTTGAACTACTATTATTATATGTTGCCGTTGAGTTTGTTGTGTTTGTACTACTTGAACTTGTTGTGTTATTTAGCGGTGTAGCCATACCACTTGA